TAGCACTCTTGTAATTGGATCTACTGGCTCAGGTTTTAATTTTAACGGCAATATATCTCAAGTGCAAATCTACAACCGAGCCCTCACACAACAAGAAATATTGCAAAATTTCAATGCTACAAGATTTAGATATGGAATATAAGAAATATTTTATAACATAGATGCAGAATAATAAAATAGTTCCCCCCAATTTGAGATATTAATGGCACTTGACTTTCCTACATCACCCTCGACAAACCAGATTTTTACATCTAATGGAAAAACCTGGAAGTATGATGGCACTGCATGGAGAACGCTTAATGTAACAGGAATTACAGGTGGCGGTACTGGTCTCACTAGTATAAATGCCGGTAATTCTTTCCTATCATCAAATTCTGCCGGAACAGCATTAACATATAGATCATTATTAGCTGGTTCTGGTGTTACATTATCAATTGATGCAAATTCTGTCACTATAGAGTCTTCAGGTTCAGGATTTGTAACAGGCACAGGTACATCTGCATACGTTCCCTTATGGACTGATGGTGGAACTACCCTTACAGACTCTATTATGCAACAAAATGGTTCCATAATAATTGTAAATGGATCCATCAAAGCTCAAACCAAAAGCTTTAAAATTCAACACCCTTTAAAACCTGACATGTATCTTGAACATGGATCTCTTGAAGGCCCAGAACATGGAATTTATCAAAGAGGTAGAGCTTCTGGTTATGATCAGGTTATTGTTGAATTACCTGACTATTTTCATGCACTTTCTGAAAATGAAATTTCAGTTCTAATTACTCCAAGAATAAATGCTAACTTGTATGTTTCTGGGAGTAATTCTTATTCTTTTAAAGTGAAAAGGATAAACAGGCGCTTCTTACGTAAAGAATATATTGAATTTGATTATTTTGTAATAGGAGAGCGGACAGATATTAAGCTTTCTATTGAACAGCCAAAACCGTAGTGGAGAATTATTATGCCAGAAAATAATAAAGACAATCAGCCGTTAGACTTTGCAGAAAAGGTCTTACAAACCCTAAAAAGAACTTCTCGTGCGGTTGACTTAAATGAACCAATTGCTTCTTCCGTAAATAGAGATTTTACTGCTTATGGTGCACAAGAAGCAGGTGACCCAGGCCCAGGATCCGGTGGTAATAAAGACATCGTTATCATTCCTGGGTTTGGTGGTGCTGCAGCTTCTTCAACCTCTCAAGTAAACTTTTATTGGAGTGCTCCTGCTGTTCCAGACTCTACTGGTATTGATAACAATGTCAGAGCTACAATATATAACTATGCAATTTCTGCAACAAGACCAACTCTTGTAATTGGTGGTTATGATGGTACAAATCAATACAAACCAATTGCAAACTATGGTACTGGTACTGGTATTACTGCAAAAATTTGGTTCCATCCATTTTTAGGTAGAATTGATGCTGACCAGTTTGGATTTAACACATTAGCAGCTACTGGCGTTTCCACAGCAACAGGTATTCTTACATGGGATACAACACAAAATAAAATTAGAGTTGGTGTAGCTGGCATTGCTAAAACTCTTGCATATACAGATGACATTTCTCCATTCTCAGGATCAGCTACAACTGCAAGTAATTTAAATTTAGCAACTTCTGCAACTCAAACATCAAGCCACTACTTGACAATGTCAGCATCACAAACAGCAACTGGAGTTGCTGGTGCTGCAATTTCAACTGTTTCTACAGTCTTTGTAGTTCCAAATACTGGAGTCGTAAATGCTACTGGTTTCTCTGGTAATGTAACAGGTACCGTATCTGGTAATTTAACTGGAAATGTATCGGGTTCAATTACAGGTAACCATTCAGGTAATGTTACAGGTAACGTATCAGGTAATCTTACTGGTGGTGTATCAGGTAATGTGACTGGAAACGTAACAGGTACTGTTTCAGGTAACGTGACTGGAAACGTTTCAGGTAACCTAACAGGAAATGTATCAGGTAATGTTACAGGCGGTGTATCTGGAAATGTTACAGGTAATGTATCAGGCAACCTTACAGGAAACGTATCAGGTAACCTTACAGGTAATGTTACCGGAATTGCAACTACTGCTAGTGGTGTTACACAGCTCCTTGCCACAACTTCTTCTGAGAACTTTGTTACCTTTAGCCCTTTCGGAACAAGCTTAGTTGGTGCAGGAGTATCAGTAGCAACTTCATTCAAATTTGTTCCTAGCTCTGGAGTTGTAATAGCTACCGGATTCTCTGGAAATGTCACTGGGACTGTTTCAGGTAATGTCACCGGTAATGTATCGGGTTCAATTACAGGTAACCATTCAGGTAACGTAACTGGTAACGTATCAGGCAATGTTACTGGTGGTGTTTCAGGTAATGTAACTGGAAACGTGACTGGAACTGTTTCAGGTAACGTAACTGGTAATGTATCAGGTAACATAACAGGTGGTGTTTCTGGAAATGTTACTGGAAATGTAACGGGTACAGTTTCAGGTAACGTAACAGGGAATGTATCAGGTAACCTTACAGGAAATGTATCAGGTAACCTTACAGGAAACGTTTCTGGAAATGTTACAGGTAATGTTTCTGGAATTGCCACTACTGCCAGTGGTGTTACACAACTTCTTTCATTAACTTCTGCAGAGAACTTTGTTACCTTTAGTCCTTATGGAACTAGTTTAGTAGGATCAGGAGTATCTGTAGCAACAGCATTCAAATTTGTCCCAAGTTCTGGAGTGGTAATAGCCACTGGATTCTCTGGAAATGTTACTGGAACTGTATCTGGTAATGTAACAGGCAATGTATCGGGTTCAATTACAGGTAACCATTCAGGTAATGTTACAGGTAATGTATCAGGTAACCTTACTGGTGGTGTTTCAGGTAATGTAACAGGCAACGTAACAGGAACTGTATCCGGTAACGTAACAGGTAATGTTTCAGGCAACCTTACAGGTAATGTTTCAGGCAATGTAACAGGAAATGTTTCTGGCAATCTTACTGGTAACGTTACTGGATTTGCCACTACCTCACAACATGTTAACGTTGTAGCAGCAGATACTGCAACAGGTAACCATTTCCTCCCATTTGTCAGAGCTCAAGCTGGTTCAGGTCTTGCGTTATCAACAGACAACACTTTGTATTATGACCCTACAGGCAATATCTTATATTCAACAAACTTTAATGGAGCATTCACTGGTACAATTTCAGGTATAGCAACCACAGCAGCTAACATGGTTGTAAATAATGCTGCAGAAAGTACTACCCATTACATCTTGATGTCTCCTACCCCTACAGGTGCTGGAGTTGCAGTTTCTTCTGATGCCACATTTACTATCAATCCTAGTACAAATGCTTTGTCAATGGGTACTGGTAATATAACTGTAAACTCTGTTACCGTAGGAAGCGCTGCGAGAACAGTTTCAACATCTACTGGCAACCTTATATTAGATTCAAGTGGTGGTCAAGTTGATATTGCTGATAACGTAGTTATTACAGGAAACTTAACTGTTCAAGGAACAACACTTACAGTTGACTCAACTGTTTCTACAATTGTTGATCCTGTTATTGTGGTTGGATCAGGCGTTGGAGGGACACACTCTACAGCTGATAATAACCAAGATAGAGGTATTGAATTTAGATGGTCCAATGCTGGTACTGCTACTACTGGATTCTTTGGATTCTCTGACACTGATGGTAGATTCAAATTTATCCCAAATGCAACAACTGTAGCTGGTTCTAACGTTTATACTGGAACAGTTGGGACAATAAATTCTAGTATATCAGGTAACGTCACAGGAACTGTATCCGGTAATGTTACTGGAAATGTTTCAGGAAGCGTAACTGGTAACGTATCAGGAAACCTTACAGGTAACGTTTCTGGAAATGTCACTGGTGGTGTTTCAGGTAATGTTACTGGAAATGTTACAGGCACCGTTTCTGGCAATGTAACTGGCAACGTATCAGGAAACCTTACAGGAAACGTATCAGGTAATGTTACGGGCGGTGTATCTGGAAATGTAACTGGAAACATAACAGGAACTGTTTCAGGTAACGTAACTGGTAATGTATCAGGTAACCTAACAGGTGGTGTATCAGGAAATGTTACTGGTAATATCACAGGAACTGTATCAGGCAACGTAACTGGTAACGTATCAGGTAATCTAACTGGTAACGTATCAGGTAACCTTACAGGTAACGTTTCTGGAAATGTAACAGGTAATGTTACTGGAATTGCAACTACTGCTAGTGGCGTTACACAGCTCCTTGCTACAACTTCTTCTGAGAACTTTGTTACCTTTAGCCCTTTTGGAACTAGTTTAGTAGGAGCTGGAGTATCTGTTGCAACAGCGTTCAAATTTGTTCCTAGTTCTGGAGTTGTAATAGCTACTGGATTCTCTGGTAATGTGACTGGAACTGTTTCAGGAAACGTAACTGGTAATGTATCGGGTTCAATTACAGGTAACCATTCAGGTAATGTGACAGGTAATGTTTCAGGAAATGTCACAGGTGGTGTATCAGGTAATGTGACTGGAAACGTGACTGGAACTGTTTCAGGAAATGTAACTGGAAATGTTTCAGGAAACCTTACAGGTGGTGTATCAGGTAACGTAACTGGAAATGTAACAGGAACTGTTTCAGGAAATGTAACAGGTAACGTTTCAGGAAACCTTACAGGTGGTGTATCAGGTAACCTTACAGGAAATGTTTCTGGAAATGTAACTGGAAACGTAACAGGAATTGCTACCACTGCTAGTGGCGTTACACAAATTCTTGCTACTACTTCCTCTGAAAACTTTGTTACCTTTAGTCCTTTTGGAACTAGCTTAGTAGGAGCAGGAGTATCTGTTGCAACAGCGTTCAAATTTGTTCCTAGCTCTGGAGTTGTAATAGCAACTGGATTCTCAGGCAACGTCACAGGTACTGTATCCGGTAACGTAACTGGAAATGTATCGGGCTCCATTACAGGTAACCATTCAGGTAACGTAACTGGAAACGTATCAGGTAACCTAACTGGTGGTGTTTCTGGTAACGTTACTGGTAATGTAACAGGAACTGTATCAGGTAACGTAACAGGTAATGTATCTGGAAACCTTACAGGTGGTGTATCAGGAAATGTAACAGGTAATGTAACAGGAACTGTTTCAGGTAACGTAACTGGAAACGTATCTGGAAACCTTACTGGTGGTGTTTCTGGCAATGTAACAGGTAATGTAACAGGAACTGTTTCTGGCAACGTAACTGGAAACGTATCAGGAAACCTCACTGGTAACCATTCAGGTAACGTAACTGGTAACGTATCAGGTAACCTTACTGGAAACGTTAGTGGTACAGCTACAACAGCTCAAAACTTGAATGTTGGTTCAACTCTCGCAACTACTAACTATATATTGTTATCTTCATTAGCAACTGGTGCTGGTGTTGCAGTTTCTACAGATACAAACTTAGCTTATAATGCTTCAACAGATACATTAACTCTCAACAATATTGTTGGTAGTGGAGCTGGTTTGACTCTTACAGCAACTTCTGCAATTACAAATAGTTCATATTTAACAATTCAGACTGTTTCTGGAGATGACAACTCTACAAGTGACTTCTTTATAAGGGGTATCAATTCAACAGCAACTTCAAAATTCTCTGTTGATGCAAATGGAAACTTAAGAGCTACAACTAAGAGCTTTGATATTCCACACCCTACAAAAGAAGGCAAGAGACTTGTATACGGTGTTCTTGAAGGACCTGAACATGGTGTATATCATAGAGGAACAGTTGAAGGTAAGGGAAATATCATAGTAGAACTTCCTGAATACTGGACAAAACTTGTAAATCAAGAATATTCAATTCATCTTACATCATGGGGTAACTATGGAGTTCAAATCTTAGAAAAAGCTCCTAGTTCCTTTATAATATCAGCAACTGGTAATCCATTTACTAAGAAATTTAAATCAATCAAGGTTGACTATATAGTTCACGGTTCAAGAAAAGATGCACATTTAGATATTGAACAAGATTAGTATCAATGTGCATGAGATATCAGAAGGCAAGCATTAGTTTGCCTTCTGAATATTATTATTAATAAGTGGAAAAATTATGCACAAGTTCAGAATTTTAAAAGCATCAAACTTAAATATAAAATGGCTTGAAATTGAAGAAGGCAACATAAATATTGAATCAGGGATTAGATTTATTTATTCTTTGTTTGATTATGATTTAAATGTTTTAGAAAGAAAAACGTTTCATATTAATGGCTCAGACTTTTCAGACATTGGATTGAGTGGTAAAGATACCAGAATAGCAATAATTGAATTATTACTCACTACATTAGATGCCATTATGGTCAAGGAATAATAGTAAATGCCTACTGATGTCATCATAGACCCTAGTACAGGTCAGATATATTGGAACGATAGTGCTGTATCAGCACAGTCGATTTCTATTAAGGGTGATGCTCAGAACACAATTTCCATAGTAGGTTATTCTGGTTCTTTTTCTCCTGGTTCTGCTCCAGGTGGAGCAACAACATTAGCAACATTTACCGATAATAGTGGTACTGATGCCCTCATACCTGGTACTAATGGATATGATCTAGGAAAAGATACAGCGAGATGGAGATTGTTTGCCACTTCAGGTGCTTTTTCTGGTGAAGTCAATATTGCTTCTACTACACAATCAACGTCATTATTATCTGGCGCAATTAAAATTCAGGGTGGTTTGGCAGTAAGCTCTAATGCTTCTATAGGTCAAACATTATTCTTTTACAACCCATCAAATGCACTTTTTACTGCATTTAGAGCAGGAGCAGCAGCTGCTTCAACCACTTATACCTTACCAACAAACTCTCCACAGTCTTCTGTAGGAACATCAGTATTGTCATCAACAATTGCTGGTGTGATGAGTTGGGTGCCTTTAGCTTCTAGTGGATCAGGATCATCTGAAGTATATACAGGTGCTCTTTATGACGTAGCGTATTTTGCTGCAGCAGGTGCCACAGTTCAAGGCTCGTCCACATTAATTAACAACACTGCATCAGGGCAAGTAAAAATCAGCCATACAACTGCATCATTTGGCACATCTTCAGGAGCGCTTCAAGTTGCTGGTGGCGTGGGTATTAGTGGTAGGCTCTCATTTAATCAAGCATCATTTGGCACTACTGGTATCACCACAGTGCCGACAATGGCTATGATTGGTCAAACTGGTGACCCAATTTTTCTATCAGTTTTGGAAGACAATTCTATAGTATTTGAAGGCTCACAAGGACAATTATTTTCAATCAGCCCCAATTTATCTACTGGCTATATTTGGGCAGTTAATGATATTTCTGGTATTCCTTTATTAAGAGCTAATGTTTCAGGAAATGTTTTTATAAATGAATTTGGTGGACTTGTAGGCTTAGGACATACAAATCCAGCTTATAAATTTCATGTAAGGGGTTCATCAGCTTTTGCAACTACAAATGGTGCAAGTGCTATCAGTTTCTTATTTGATAATATAAGTGCTCCGGGAAGTAATACTTTTCAAATTAAATCTGCTAACTCTATACAGCTTTATAATTCTGCAGATACTTTCTACACAGCACTAAAATCAAATGCTTCAACTAACGTAACATATACTCTTCCAGCAACAGATGGTTCAAATGGTCAAGCTTTAACAACCAACGGATCTGCAACCTTATCATGGACGACGATTTCAGGTGGATCAGGGGGAGGAGGAACGGGCGTACAACCAGGTGGAGAATTTGAGATTGCCTATTATGCTTCAACGGGTTCATCTGTAGTAGGGTCTTCAACTTTCAAAAATGATACGACAGCTGCAAAAGTATCTGTAACTCATACAACTACATCGATATCTTCGTCTACGGGAGCTTTAGTTGTTTCAGGTGGAGTCGGTATTGGTGGAAGTTTATGGGTATCTGGCATTGGTGCTAGTATCAGTGGTGTTAGGCTTTCACACAGTATCGCATATGGATCATTCGTAGGTAATGTTACTGGAAATGTATCTGGAACTGTAACAGGCAATGTTCAAGGCAATGTTACTGGCAATGTTTCTGGTACAGTTACTGGAAACGTTCAAGGCAATGTGACAGGTAACGTATCAGGGACAGTCACTGGAAATGTTCAAGGTAACGTCACTGGTAATGTTTCTGGAAATTTGACCGGAAATGTAACAGGCTTAGCTACCACTAGTAATAACATTCAAGTTGCAATTGGCGCAGAAAACTTAAGTCATACTTTACTATTTACAAGACCAACAAGTACAGTTTCAGGCTCAGGTGGCATAGCAGTTTCAAATGACCTAACACTGTTCTTTAATCCAAGCACTGAAATTTTATCAGTTTCTGGATTAGCTGTTACTTCCGCATTAAATTCAATTTCTTCTACAACTGGAGCCCTTAATGTTGTGGGTGGTGTTGGAGTTGGGCAATCTGTTTCAATACGTGGAAGTTTACAAATGTTTAGTGCATCAAATTACACTGCATTTGTAAGCGGAGCAACAGCAAACACAACTTACACTCTTCCAGTAAACACTCCTCAGTCTTCTGCTGGAACTTCAGTTTTATCTTCTACAATTGCTGGTGTAATGAGCTGGGTGCCTCTCGCATCTTCATCAGGATCTGGTCTAGCAACTACTGCTAATAATATTTATGTAAATATACTAGGTAATCCAAACGTTTTTCATCCATTATTGGTAACTCCGGCTCAGTTGTCAGCGGGTTCTGCAGTTTCAGCAAATGGAACTTTACTTTATAACCCATCTACTGATTATCTTCACACACCTGGCTTAGCAGTTACATCTGGTCTTGATTCAAGTAGTACAACTACAGGAGCTCTTCAAGTAAGAGGTGGAATCGGAGTAACAGGCACAGGATATTTTGATGTTGTAAGAACAAGAGCAATAGTCACAACAGGTGATGTGACAATTGCTGGAAATTTAGCAGTAAATGGTTCTACAATTGACTTTGGTAATGCAACTACAGATTCTATTTCATTTATAGGAAGAGTAGACACCGACGTAGATCCAATAGCTACTAATACTTATGATTTAGGTGAAAGCAGCTTAGTATGGAAAAATGTTTCTATTGGAAGCTCAGTAATTTTCTATAATACGAGTAATGCAAATACCTTAGGATTCAGAGCTGGAGCTTCTGGAGCAAGTCTTATTTATGTTTTACCAATAGATACTCCTAATGCAGGGCAAGTATTAGCTGCCTCAGCTGCTTCCGGCGGTGTAGTTACATTATCTTGGGAAGATGATCAAACTGGCGCTCCTGCAGGTGGAATTACTACTCTTAATACTCTTACTGCTGCATCTCAATCTTTTCAAACTGGTACAACTGGCACTGATTTTGCAATTTCTTCTGCAACATCAACCCATACATTTAATTTACCAGATGCCAGTGCTACTGCAAGAGGTGTTATTACAACAGGCGCTCAAACAATAGCTGGTTCAAAAACATTTAGTTCAGCAATTTTAGGTAATGTTTCAGGCAATGTTACAGGAGGCGTTTCTGGAAATGTAACTGGTAATGTCACAGGTAATGTTTCAGGCAATGTTACTGGCGGAGTATCAGGTAACGTTACTGGAAACTTAACAGGAAACGTTTCAGGTAATGTTACAGGTGGAGTATCAGGAAATGTAACTGGAAACATGACTGGTAATGTTTCTGGAAATGTTACAGGTGGTGTGTCAGGAAATCTTACTGGAAATGTAGTTGGTATTGCAATAACTGCTGGAAGCACTCACGTTAGTATTGCTTCTGCAGCAACTGCTCACGCTATTACAGTAGTTCCAACAACTTCCGCTCAAGTAACTGTTGGAATTGGTCAATCTATTGTTAGTGGTGTCACTGTCTTAGCTAGTACAGGTGTTATAACTGCTGGAGGTTTCTCAGGTAATGTAACAGGAACCGTATCGGGAAATGTTACAGGCAATCTTTCAGGTTCTGTTACAGGTAATGTCCAAGGTAATATTACAGGTAACGTATCAGGTACAGTAACTGGAAACGTACAAGGCAACGTCACTGGTAATGTTTCTGGAACGGTAACTGGAAATGTTCAAGGTAACGTCACAGGTAATGTTTCTGGTAACCTTACTGGTAATGTAACTGGATTAGCCACTACTAGTAATAACATTCAAGTTGCAATTGGATCTGAAAACTTAAGTCACACATTATTATTTACAAGACCATCAAGCACTGTTTCTGGTTCAGGTGGAATTGCAGTATCTCAAGATTTAACTTTATTCTTTAACCCATCTTCAGAAATTTTATCTACTTCAGGGTTGGCTGTTACTTCAACCACTAATTCTATTTCTTCTACATCAGGTGCTTTAATTGTCACAGGTGGAGCAAGTGTTGGCCAATCTCTTTCAATTGGTGGTCGTTTACAGCTATTCAATTCTTCATTAAGCACTGCATTTGTAAGTGCTCAAGCTGGTGTCAACACTACATATACCCTGCCTACAACATCTCCAGCAGCAACAGGAACTTCAGTATTATCATCTACAATGGCTGGAGTTATGTCTTGGGTCCCTTTAACTTCAACTGTTGGGGGAAGTGGTACGCCTGGTGGAAGTAATAAACAAATTCAATATAATAACGCTTCTTCATTTGGGGGAGCTGCTGGATTTGAATATACAACAGGTGGTATAGCAATTACTGTTGGATTCTTTGCTCCATCTGGTCTTGGTTACACTTCAGGTCTTTGGGTCAACGCAATAAATGGCTCAACAACAAGAATTGGTATTGGTCTTTCCAATCCACAATTTGAATTAGAAATCTTAGGTGAACTTTCTGCTACAAACAAAAGCTTCGTAATCAACCACCCAACAAAGTCTGGATTAAAACTAAGATATGGTAGTTTAGAAGGCCCAGAAAACGGTGTGTATGTTCGTGGAGAATTAAAAGGAACTAATATAATTGAAGTTCCTGATCACTGGGTTGGACTTGTGCATGAAGATTCTTACACTGTTCACCTTACTCCTATTGGTAAATACGCTCAGCTTTATGTTGAAAAAATTGAAAATTACAATGTTTTTGTAGCTGAGAATAATAACTCCTATATACATTGTTATTATAGTGTTTGGGCTGAAAGAAAAGATATACCTAAACTAGTCACAGAATATGAGGCACAGTAAATGGGAACTCAAACTGGTCCTGGTGTATTTTGGTGGGACACTTTTGATACATTATTTGATCCTTCTAGTTTAATAAGTTATCCAGGCTCAGGTCTAATTTTATATAATCCTTTAAAGTATAAAGGTTTTTCAGATTGGACAATGACTGATGCTACAAATTTAGTTGCTGGTTCAGGAATTTCTAAATATGTAAAACAAATTACTAAACAACAATTTTCTCAAAGAATAGAGCAAACTGGAAATGAAGGTAGTGATAAATATACATTTATTATGATATACAGACAGCCTTCTGCAGCAGCTTATAGCACAATTATTCAATGGAATTCTAATAATTTAACTTTTTATGGCTTAACTAATGGTGAAATACAAATGAGACACCATAGTGTTGATTTTGCAACAAGCGGTTTAGCTATGACAGACGATAGATGGAGACATTATGCTTTTACTCGTTCTGGTACAGCTGCAACAATGTATGTCAATGGTAGTTTGTTTACTACTTTTACAGGTTTATCTGGGAATAATTCAAATGCAACGGACACTAAAGTTTTTGATTATGAAGGTTGCGATGGAGCCATGGGACAACTTTGGTTCAATATGGGGCAAGCAATAACAGCAGCTCAAGTAAGAGAACATTATCGTGCTTTTAGAGGAAGGTTTGATATTCAATAATGGCACTTGGACACGCACCATCAATAGTCATGAATGGTTTAGTAGCTTATATGGATGTAGCAAATACAAGATGCTACCCTGGTTCTGGTTCAAATATAACTGACTTAATAAATTTTACTGCAAGCACAGGCGCAAGTGCAATACAAATTTCAGCTATTGGTGCAACATTTGGTACTAATAAAAATACAAGTGTTGGTACAGATGCAACAGTGTCAAACACTAGTTACAGCAAATGTTGTTGGTTTAACTTAGATGATGTAACAACTTTTCAGCCATTAATTTGTGGAACTAATTCGATGAGACATTGTATGTGGATGAATAAAACAGCTAATTTAACTGCAAGTCATTCAAATACTTCTGCATTTTCTTCTCCAACTTTTACAAGTATAGCTGGGACAACAACATTATCAACCGGAATTTGGTATTTTGGTGCAGTTACTTATTCTAGCACTACTGGTTTTAATATTTATTTGAACAATAGAAGAGATCAAACATCTGCAACTACTCAAACATTTGGTCAATCAAGTACTACAAATTATTTTGGATTTTTTGGAGATTTTTTTACTTCTCCAGCATTACCAAATTTAAATGGCATTATGGGTCCTTCAATGTATTATAATAGAGTCTTATCAGCTGCAGAAATAATACAAATATACAATGCTACAAAGAAGAGGTATGGATTCTGATGGGAATTGCATATAATACCTCAATAGTTCCTGATAATTTAGTTTTGCTATTTGACGCTGCTAATATGAGATCATATGCGGGAAGTGGTAATACATGGGTTGATTTGGCCAGATCAAACACAACTGCTAGCTTAGTTGGAATTACTCTAGTAGGTTCTGGTGTAACGTCAGCTTTAAATTTCAATGGATCATATACTGCTCCTTTAGCAAATGTAGGAAGCTTGCAATACAGTACTGGGCCAAGAACAATTTTAGCTTGGGTGTACCCTACAGCAATAGCTGGATGGAATCAGATATTTGGATTTGGAACAGCTACAAGTAATCATGCAAGCGGTTTAGCAATTGCTGATAACGGAAAATGGGCAACTTATCAGCATAACGTAGCAGGATATTCAGCAAATACTAGCGCTGCAACCAATATTTGGGCACATTTGGCTGTCACACAATCTACTTCTGGTTGGAAATTATATTTAAATGGCGCTTTAGATAATAGTGGTGGCAATCAGATAACAGTTTCTCAAGGAGCTGCTTATATCGGTGGTAGTTTTCAAGATACTGAAAAATTTGTTGGAAGAATTGCTCAGGTGCTTTTTTATAACAAAGAACTTACGGCTGCAGAAATTAAACAAAATTATCACGCTACTAAAAAAAGGTATGGCTACTAATGGGACACTATTTCAATCCAAATATACCAAAAGATAGTTTACATTGGATTGTTGATGCCTTAAATATTAGATCTTATCCAGGCACAGGAACATTGTGGAAGAATGCAGTTTTTCCAAATGTAAATGATTTGACCAATACAAACACGCCAACATTTAGTTCAGCAGGCGGAAGTACTAATTTTACATATAACGGATCTACACAATATTCCGTTAATTCATCACTAATAAACCCAGTAAACATTCAAGGCCCACTTACAGTTAATGTAATTTTTTCTCCAAGTACTCTTACAGGCGCACAAAATGTTTTTGCTATTGTCAACAATGGAGCTAGCCAAAGTCTTCAAATTGGATTTGATGGAACGACAGGAGCAATTTGGAAATTTGGCGGTACTGCATTACTTAATTACACTTATGCAGGAGTTGGAACAGTGTGGCATATTACCTATTCATGTGACGGTTCAAATAATTCTAAAGTTTACATAAATGGTCAATTGCATGCTTCTGGGACAGTTGCAACAAACACTGGAACCCCAACAACATACACAGTAGGTTCATACCATACAGGATCTGGTCAATTTTTAAACGGTAAAGTTTATTATGTTTCAATACATAAGCAAGTTCATACAGATAATGAAGTGGCAGATACTTGGCATGCCCTCAAAAGAAGATTTGGATATGCTGGAATAGGTACTAATCCTACAGGCGGCCCTACGATTGGCGATCTTGTTGGAGGGCCTGAATAATGGAGAAATATTATGGGTAGCGGAATAGGGCCTATTGGACAAGCAATTGATAGTGTGCTTATAAGAATTGATGCATTAAATTCAAGGTCATTTTCTGGTGTTGGAAATACAATTAAATCATTAATTGGTGGAGATGTATTAAATCAAACTTCAGTAACTATAAATTCTTTTGGTGGTGAAACTGCTTTTGTGTTTGGACAATCTGGAGCATTTGTAACATCATCAAAAAATACTGGAGTTTCTGGTGCATCAAGTAGAACAATGGCCGCTTGGGTCAAATTTGGAAAAAAAGCTTCTCAAGGTGTTATGAGTACAGGAGCAAATGGTGCTGGTACTGGAATGGCTTTAGAGACATCATCTACCGTTTGGACTCTTTCTATAGGCAATTCAGGTACTGCAACCACTGTAACATATAATCTTCATCAATGGTATTACGCAGCTTATGTAAGTGAGCAAACTTCAGGCTCAACTCATAATATAAAGCTATATATCAATGGGGGGCTTGCTCATACTGCTATTGCTACAGGTATCAATCTAACAAACAGTTCATTGAAAATTGGCTTTAATAATAGCGCTATTGGAATTAGTGGTCAGATTTCAAGAGCTAATTTTTACAATAAAGCTTTAACTGCTAGAGAAATACAAAAAAATTATTGGAATTACAAATCAAGGTACGGGCTTTAAATTATGGGGCAAAAAGGCGGACCAAATATACCATCAGAAAATAATATTTTCATGATTGATAGTAAAAATCCTAGATCCAAAATCAATTCTTTAATTTCAGTAATTTCAAATGCTCTTTCAACTGTTACTGGCACAACCATAGCTGGCTCTGGATATTCATCTGCTTATACTTTTTCTGCTTCAACAAATAATATAAATTTTGCAGATCTTGCTTTATTGAAATTAACAAGCCAAATAACAATTTCTTCATGGATTTATCCTAATTCATTCGGAGGAGGAAGTGCCGGAAGAATTTATGATAAATGGAAGACCACTTTTCCACAGACAGGTTATGCTTTTTTTATTGATAATGTTGTAGGTGTAAACTCTATTTCTTTTGGTACAGGCTTCCTTGTTAGTACAACTATTGCAAGAGTTAATAACGCAATTGACCTAAATACTTGGCAGCATATGGCGGTTGCATTTAGTGGAACTGCTTGTACATTTTATAAAAATGGTTATTCTATTGGTACGGTGACAGGATTAACTGCTCCAGTGAGTGGTACAGAAAATGCATTGATTGGTAATAATTCAGGCAACGTAAACTATTTTGACGGAAAAATTGATAATTTAAAAATTTACTCAAGAGGTTTGACATCTACTGAAATAAACAGAATTTACACTTCTACAAAATCAAGGTATGGATTGTAAAAAATATTTTATAATATAAGAGAGATACAATGGCAATATCAGATAAAAATATCAGGATAACTAAAAATACAAATACACCACCTGGAAATTTTCCAAAAATGGTATTTACTGGTTCGTCTGCTGGTGCTTCAGTTGTCACTCTTGAAGTACTTGACGATAACACGCTGTCATTCTCTAGTAATGAGGGTCAAATTTTTTCTCTTGACTCAAACCTTACATCTGGCACAATTTGGTCAGTAAATGATGTTTCTGGTGTAGCTTTACTTAGAGCAAGTGCTGGTGCAACAATTGGATTAGTTGAAACAGTTGGTGTTGTTGGCATTGGAGAATCATTACCAAATCCTGGAATTTATAAACTTCAAGTAAGAGGGCAAGTTGCATTTGGAAGTACAGCTGACACAAACTCTCACTTCATATTTAATACATCTTCTTCAAGTACAAATACAAATTCATTTCAATTAAGAAGAGGCGCATTAGCCCAATTTTTTGAAGATGGAGATGTTTTAAAAACAACATTCAGGGCTAATGCTGCTCAATCAGCAGATGCAAACTATATTTGGCCTATCGGATTGCCTGCAGCTGTTGGATCATCCGTTTTGCAATCAGATACATCAGGTAACCTTTCATGGGTTCCGCTTGCTGCTAGTGGTGGTGGGTCTGGTACTGTAACAACACTTACAGCTGGAACTGGTATTTCTTTTATTGTAGGTGGTTCAGGAACTGGAACAATAACTGCTACTGGTACTATTAGAACTAAAAGACCTCTTAATATGCAATTTGCTTCTGGATATACTCCATTAGCAGCTGGCACAGATAATGTTGTTTTGACAATTCCAGATAGTCCAGTGGATGGTACTAGCGCAATTACATACCGCTTAAGAGACTTTTATATAAGAGTTGAAACTCCTTCTGCTGGCTCTTCTAGAATTCAACTTGAAAAATCTACTGGAACGGGTGCTTTTACATTAGCAGCAACAGGTTCAAGCTATATAGCTGGATTTGGTTTAACGCTTACAGGTGCAGGTATATATACTACTCAGACCACAACCTTTGCCGGAGCGTTTTTGACAAGCGGTGATAATTTAAGACTGAACTGGACTTTACTTAATGCTACTCACGCAAATTTCTCTGTTCAATTACTTTTAGAAGAAGTATAAGCAATATTATGAAAACTTGTTTAGTTAGAAGAAGATTTTATTCAACTGAAGCTGATAATGCAACTGTTGATGTTGATTTGGAGCCAAATTTTGGTGTCCCAAAAGCTGTAATGATTTTTTTTGTTGAATCATCAGCAACAACTGATGCTTTTGATACGACTTTAG